CCTCCACTAGGAGAAACTGCCCATCTAGTCATACCCGCAACATTAAAAGCCATCTTTCTAGCAGTCCCAAAAAAAGTATTTCCATTACTATCTTGAACAAGGGCATATCCTGAATTAGAGACATCTTTATGTTTCCATACTGCATAAGTTGAACCTAATCCCCAGTTCCCCGTTTCCACATTTCCAATTATAGCACCTTCTCCTGCTGTATAAGTTGAACCTAATCCCCAGTTCCCCGTTTCCACATTTCCAATTATAGCACCTTCTCCTGCTGTTGAAGTTGAAACCTCTAATAATGCTCCTGGATTCGTCGTCCCGATTCCCACATTTCCAGTATTAGTTTTATATATATTTGTTCCAGATGCATCCCAGTAATTATTATCATCTACATATTTTTTATTTACTATGTCATTGTTATTTACTGGGACTTGTTGAATAGTACCTTGACTAGTAGAAACTGTTTTAGTTTTAATCTGTGGATCTATGTTTTCTCTAGCGTTATCGTAACCAGCGCTACCTAGGGGGGTAGCTCTAGCACGACGTGGTGTATTGAATGCTTGCGAGAGTTTCATTTTCTTAGTTCTTAATTATCTAGTTGTACCCATGTAGTTCCATTATGAACATATAAATGATGGTCAGTGTCCATATAAATCATCCCTTCCCTAGCTGTTGCGGGTGGGGCTGCTTGAGGTGTAAGTTCAAGAGGCGCGGCTTTTGCCGTGGTTGTTGTTATTAATATACCGGAGTTGTCGCCGTCTTGTTGAATTTTTAAAGCTACTTGGTCATCTCCTGCGTTATCTTGCTCAATTAATACAACTGGTCCTGCTGTTATATCACTTGCTAAATTTCTAAAAAACCAATTACTTCCTAAAGACCCTTTTCCATAACCTAAATTAGTAATTACAGTATTTGTTCCATTAAAACTATTAGCAAAACTTATTATATTATCATCTGAATCAGAAGCCACATTTATTCCCACTCCAACAGCTCCATTATGGTCAATGAATAAACTGTTACCAGTACCATCATTTTTAATACTTACTACTTCAGAGGTTCCATTTGTTGCATTTATTTCTAATTTTTTTGAGTCTGAATTGCTACCTACTTTTAGCTCTTTGGTTATTATTGCGTCTTCTTGTATTACCCCTGCCATTTATTTTTTCACCTTCTTTTTCTTTTTTGGTTCTAGTTTTATTGGTTCCGGTTCTTCTTTAGTGCCGAATTCATATTCTAATGAAGGAGGCATTTCGCCATAACCTTTTAAGCATTGTTCGTACATTTTTCGTCTGTTTGTTTCTGACATATTTATATACCAGTTATTTTACAGATTGCGTCCTCGTTTACTACTTGGATTTGTCCTACTTCCCATGCTCTAATAGTATATTTTATTCCAGGATCTTCAATAGTTTTAACCGTTAAGCCTACTACACTTTTCCATGTACATGCTTCTTTACCGATAACTACTTGAGCGCCTCCTACTGTTACGGAGTTTGTATTTATTACAGTTAAGCCTAGTAATTTACCTACAACTCCGTTCCTTGTTACGCTGTCAGTGTAAAACTGGCCAGCGTTTCTTATGTTTGCATTACCTAAAAGGTTAGCAAAGTCTGCCGGGTTTACTGTTAAGAAACCGTTTTTATCTGGGTTGTAGTTATCTATTGCTATCAAAGATTTTGCATTTAAAATGTCTTGGATAGGATCTCTGTCTGCTATTGTTGCATTGTCCCAAGTTGCGTTAGCTGCCTGGGTGTTTCCTGCATTATCTACTATAGAAGCTGCTATAACTGTGTCCACGCTTTTAGCTACCGCTCTAGCGATTCTTAATAAAGTTCTAGCGATCATAGGAACGTTATTAGTTTTTGCGTCTTCCCATGAAATTACTCCTTCCATTGCATGTTTTACATTTCTACCGCTTGTTTTTGTCCAGCTCACTTCACCATACGGGAATTTTGCTAGTCTTGGGACTCCACCTAAACTTGTTCCAGTTATTCCGGTAGTTGTAGTTTTTGTTAAATCTGCTGCTGTTTCTTTGTAATAAGTTTCAGTCCATGCGTTGCTTGATTCTATCATGCATAACTGTTTCATTTTATATTCTTGTAGTGCAAAGCCTTTAACTACTTTTGATATTGTTTCTGCTCTTAAGTCTGCTTCTCCGGTTGTGTCTGCCATTTATTTTCTCACCCTTATTAAAATTGATTCACTAGCTCCACCATCTTCTAAAGCGTAACCTAAAGCCCAACCTTTTTCAACATCTAACGTAGAGGATAAATCTACTGTGTTGTCAGTTGTTACTGCGCTTACACTATCTCCTTTTGTTGCACTTCCACCAGCTTTTGTTACTGCTTTACCTATAAAATTGGTTAAGACTGAGATAGTTGTTGCTCCGTCATTTGCTACTTTTTCATGTGCTGCAATTCCTACTACTGGTTTGTCTGCTGCGGAGTTAAGTTGTACCGTTCTAAGGTCTAATAGTTCCATTATTGCTCCTTTTGCTATGCCTGTTGCGTCGGCGCAAGTAAATTCTATCGGGTCTCCGCCATTACCCAATAGGTCTGTTACAATTATTTCATTTGCCATTAAAGTTCACCTTACTTTTATTTATTTGTAAACTAGTATATATATTTATTGGAATATATCTTCGTAACCAGTTCCTTGTACGTATTTCTGTGCTGCTTCCTTTTCTAGTTCTTCTTTCGTCTTTTCTTGTTTTCCGGCTTCTGTAGTTCCACCTAAAGTGTCACGTACTTTTAATCTTTCTTGTCGATCAAGTAAATAGTTTAAGCGAGAGTTAGCATTTTCTAATCTTTCGGCTGTCTTTTCTGCTTGGGAGATTAAATCTTCCTCTTTAGGTTCTTCTTTTATGATTGGTTTTTCTTCTTCCATTTTATTTGCTATTGTTAGAATATTTATAACATTCTATACATTTTATACCGTAACCTTCTTTTGGTTCAAAAGGGACTTGGCACGCTTTGCCACAAAGTGAGCATACTGCTGGGAACATTTCCTTTTTTACTTTAGGGATTTCTCTTGGTGTTGTTTGTTCTGGGACTAATGTTTTTTGCATTTCAAATCCTACTGTTCTTCTTTTAAGTTCATCTATTAGTTCTACGTTCGTATATTCGTTTAATTCTTTCATTTTCTTTTTCCTCCTAAACTATCCCAAAGTTTAATTTACTTGGGGCACTTTCTTGTCTTTTCTTTTCTTGTTCTTCTGCGTAAGCTAGCCAGAATTCTGCTTCGGCTAGTCTTTCCGCTTCCCGTCTTTCTGCTGCTTCTTTTGCTATTTTTGCGTATCTCTTGTCTTGTTCTTCCCAGGCTTTATTTTGTGCGTCTATTTTCGCTTGGGCTTGGGCTTTTCCTCGTTCGTCAAATAATTTATTGTTTGCTATTGTTCTTTCATCTGTTCTTTTATTTCTATCAATTTCTCGTTGTGCTGCTTCTGCGATCCTTTTATCTATTCTTGCGTCATCTTCTATTTGTTCTTGTGCCCTTCTGTCAATGCCAGCTTGTATTCTTCCTTGGATTATTTCGTCTTCTGTTTGGCCTGTTGCTATTTTTTCTTGTTGGATCGCTATACTAGTTTTATCTATTTCTAGTTTTATCCTTGCAGATTTATAAAATCCTGTTAGTGAGTTTAACACGTTTACATATGGGATATTGTTTAGTATTTGATTCCATAAATTAGGATCTAATATTTCTTCTTGTTCTTGTATTGCTAATGCTGTACCTTCAAAGTCATTATTAGCTTCTGCGGTTTTCATAGCAAAACCTAAGGTTTGTAAGGCTTCTTCTTTTAAGAAACCAGCAAAAGGATATGAGCCAATACTACTTATTACTCCAGCGGTTGCTACGCCAGCTACTACGCCAGCTACTAATTTAGGTTTAGTTAATTGCGGGCTTAATCTTTGTAGCCAGTTTGCTGTTTGTGCTATTGATTTTGTGTTAGTTGAATATAAATTGCTTACTTCTGCAAAAGCTGTGGATATTTTTCCTTTAGTTCCTACTTTTGCAAGTTTTGCTACTAAGGAAGTTCCTTTACTTACTCCCTCTATTGCTGTGCTAATAGGTAACACGTTAGATAAAAGCCCTGCTGCATAAATTGGGTCTGTGTTTCCTGGGTCACTTACCACACCACCTTTGGGTTTTTCTAAACTTGCGCCTCTTAAAAATCTTCCTCCTATTGTTCCTCTTGGGTCATCTGGTTTTATTCCTGTTTCCCCTGGAACTGCTGGAGTTAATAACGGTCTGTTATCTTGTTGTAAACTTGTGCTTTGTGTTGCCGGGTTAGGAATATTTATTGGTTTTTGTGATTGTGGTAAACCTGTAAATGTTGGAGTGGGTGTAGTTGTTGTTGTTCTTGCTGCACTTCTTGCATTATTTGAAGCTCGTTTAGCGGAAGATCTAACATTACGAGGTTTAGTTGAAGTTGTTGGTTTCTTCTTTTGTCTTTTGTAAAAGTTACCTAGTGCTCCCATTTTTATCGTCTCCCCTTCATGAGGACTATTAGTTCTCTTATTGCTTTAGTGTTATCTTGGATCGTGCATGTGGTTTGGTAAAACATTAATAAAAATGCTACGATCGGAAATCCTACTGTACTTATTGCTGTTATTGCGTCCATTATGTATTACCTTCTAGTTCTGCTGTTGTATCATTTGGTTGTGTTGCTTGTAAATCTCCTTGTTTACTGTCGTCACTTATAACGTCTTGTTGTAAACTTGCAGGGAATGTTAATTGTATTTCTAAATTTAACTGGTTTAGTATTTGTTCTTCTATGTATAATTGTTCACCTTTTACGCTTTGTTCAAAAGCTAAGTAAACAATTTTACCGCTTGCGTCTGTAAATTCTTTAGCGTTTCCTATAATGATCTGCGGAACATTAACCGCTTGAAAGAAGTAATCATTTAGTTGATTAATCCAGGTAATAGGATTAAGCATTGCATTTGCTGCAACTGCCTGGAGCTCGGGAACAACTACACCTTTAGGAACGTACATGTTTTCACCGTTAGCTCTAGCTGTGTCTTGTTTTCTTTTGAATGCTGCTATTTGTGTTTCATCGTCTGTGTCTAAATGGAAGATCCATAAAGGATCAATATTTCTATGGAGTACTCTTTTGTAATCGCTCATGGCTTCGTTCCTTGCTAAAATTATCCATTTTACGCTAGGGACTACTGAAATTCCGTGTATTTCATCTGCTACTCTTTTTCTTGATAAATGTAATATTTGATCAGGTCGGTATTTCTTATTTGAATTTCCTTTAACTTTGCTTACTTGTTCGTATCTTATCACTTGACCTTTTGCATTTTGGACAATGACCATGCTAGAAGGGTCTAGAGGTTTTAAATTCACTATTACATTTCCCTCTCCTCTAATAATCTCTGCGTAAGAGTCCCCTCCAATAGTATATGTTCTTATTAGATTGGTCATGATCGTGTTAAATGAATCTTTTCCGTTGCCTTTGATAGTGCCTAAAACCATTTCGGTTATTTCGTCACTTGTGAAACCAGCACCTATTGTCCAGTTTGCTTTAGCGTCAATAGCTGTCTGGAGTTCCGGGATCTCTTTATAGTAACCTAAATTTATGTCCCATTCAGTCATCTGCCAAGTGGTTTCTGGTTGGTCGCCTGCTGCGTCAGTGCTTTGAGAGTCTACGCTGTAATCTACTATAGTGTTTGTTAAATCTGAGGCTTCTGCTGAGTCTATGTTAGTATCTACCATTTTATTTATTACCTTGTCCTTGATTATAATGTTTTTTTATCTTATAGAATTTTACATTTGATTGATTTTGTCTTCTCATGTCATGCTCTATACTTTTAGCTATTTCTTTTTCTAATTG